GAGGGATAGCCTCAGAGTTTGTGTTGGCTAACAAATACAAAGAGGGTAAGTTTGACTACGACATGCTAGACATGAAATTTCTAACTCTTTGTACTGAATCCAACGTAGACTTAGAACACAAAAAAACAGAGAAGGAAAGGAGCCTTTTAAAAAATTTTGGTGAGGTTATAGACGAGAACTTTGACTACGAAGATTTAGAAGATTATCAAGAGAGGGTTGAAGTTCGATTGGAAGATATGCCTATACCCATAA